GGCTCTTTTGACTTTGGAGGAAGTTTAGCTGAAACAACAAGTGAGGCTAATAACGAGTTTGGCAAGTTAAACGGCTATGTACAGGAATTGTTCAAATCATTTAAAAAAGGATTTAAAGATGCATTTGGAAGTTTCGATTTTAATGGATTTAAAGGACAGATTGACAGCATAGGCAATAGCCTTAAGGAGATATTTAGTAGCCCAGAGGTCCAAGGAGCTGCAAAAAAATGGGCCAATTCCTTAATGTTTGATTTAGGGGCAGCTGCTGGATTAATCGGAAGTGTTGGAGTTACAATAGCTGATAACCTAGTTGGTGGAATCAGTTTGTTCTTAGAACAAAATAAGAAAAATATACAAGACCATATAGTTAGAATGTTTGATATATCTGCAAGATCACATGAATTATCAGGAAAGTTCTCAATAACAGTTGCAGATATATTTAGTGTATTTAGAGGGAAAGAAGCAAAGCAAGTTACAGCAAATATCATAGGTATTTTTACAGAAGGTTATTTAGGAGTAGTTGAGGTTACAAGTACCTTTGCAAATGATGTTTTCTATATGATTACAGAGCCTTTTAATCGTAATAAGAACTTAATAAAGAAAACTCTAACTGACATGTTTAGCCCACTTTCTAAAGTATTAGGAACTATAAAGAAAGGAATAGAAGATACATTTTCAAAGTTTTGGGAAGTATATGATCAATATATTAGACCTGCGGTAGAAAATATAACAAATGGGTTTACCAGTATTCTAGAAACAGTTTTAAATACGTGGAATAACAATATAAAACCTATTTTAGATGAATGGGCTGTGAAATTTGATGAGCTATGGGTACAACATATTCAGCCGATGATAGACAGTTTTCTTGAATACATGGGGAAATTAATCAATGGACTATCAGAGTTATGGAATACATGGTTAGTTCCACTGATTAATTGGATTATAGAAAATGTAGTTCCAGCTGTAGCGCCTGTTATAAAGGAAATAGGCAATACGGTGATGACTGTCTTTGGAAAAATAGGTGATATATTAAAAGGTTTTTGGGATGCCTTAAGTGGAATTATTGATTTTATTGTTGGAATATTTACTGGAGATTGGGAGAAAGCATGGAATGGAGTTAAAGAAATATTCAGTGGAATATGGCAAATGATAAAAGGAATATTCAGTGGAATATGGGAAGCTATCAAAGGCATTGTTAAAACTGCAATAGAAGCTGTGAAGGGAGTTATACAAACAGCACTAAATGCTATTAAATCAGTATGGGAAAAAGTATGGAATGGAATTAAATCATTCGGAGCTAATATATGGAATGGAATTAAAAATACATTTTCTGGAGTAGGAAGTTGGTTTTCATCTAAATTTCAAGAAGCTTATAATGGGATTACGAGAGTATTTAGTAATGTTGGAAATTTTCTTGGCTCTATTTGGAATAAAGTTAAAAATACATTCTCAGCATTGGGAACCAATATAGGTAATGCAATATCAAATGCTGTGAAATCTGGAATTAATGGTGTAATCAGTTTGATTGAAAGGACAATTAATAGTGCAATAGGACTTATTAACGGAGGAATTGATTTAATTAATCTAATTCCAGGTGTTTGGGTTGGTCATGTTCCAACATTGAATTTACCAAGATTGGCACAAGGTGGTTATGTAAAAGCTAATACTCCCCAACTTGCAATGATTGGTGATAACAGACACCAAGGAGAGGTCGTAGCACCAGAGAATAAATTACATGAGATAATGGCAGAAGAGTTATCTAAATTCCAGGGAGCAGGAGGAAATAGCGATATAGTCAAATTATTACGTGAGATATTAACATTATTAAAGAACCTAGGAGGAGATACGGTGCTTAAAATAAATGACGTAGAACTTGCTAGAGCCGTAATAAGGGGTATGAAACTTTTGCAAAGTAAAAGTGATAAACCCATATTAGATTTTATTTAGAAAGGAGTAGGTGAAAATGTCTATAATAAGAATAAACGGAGCAGAAATACCTGCTCCTCTTCCTTTTTCTGTAGGAATATCGGATCAGGATTTGAATTCTGATACAGATGCAAATGCAGAATTACATAGAAACAGGGTAGCTGTAAAAAGAAAATTAGACCTAGAGTGGGGACCACTAAGTTGGCCAGACATAAGTAAAATACTTAAATCTATAAAAGATGTATTTTTTGATGTAACCTACCCAGATCCTGAAACAGGAAATTTTGAAACTATAAGAGCTTATGTTGGAGATAGAACCGCCCCAATTTGTATAGTCGAGGGAGATCAAATAACATGGGCCGGTTTAAAGGCTAACATTGTTGAAAAGTAGGTGATATAGATGTATCTTACAAATCCGTATTATGAAGAAGCTTTAGATGATGAAAACAAAAAATTTCAAGCAAGAATAAAGCTAAGAGATAATACTTTGTATAACGCAAATATAAAAAACATTAAATATGATTTAGATATAAACCCAAATGATAAATTTATGTTAGGGGGTGTTTACGGAGCTTCTGTATCTGCTACACTTTTAAACTACGAAGGTGATTTGGATGGCATAAATTTTGAAAATGAGGAATTTATAATAGATCTAAAGATATTTATCAAGGATTTATATACCGTATCAGACCTTCATCATGAACTAGTGGAAATAGTAAATAGAGCAAAAATTAAAAAGATGACAAGTTTATGGATTCCACAAGGAAAGTTCTATGTTACAGAAATTAAGAAAAATGAAGATAGAACGATATCGATTAAGTTGATAGATAAGACAAAGTATTTAGAAGATATTTACATTTGTACTTTAGAACCACCATTCACATTAAAACAGTTATATGATGATGTTCATAAGCAAGCACAGATAATATCAGATACAAATTATTTCTACAATCAAGATAAGATAATAGATAAAGTACTTGAGCGGCTATACATATAAACAAATATTAGGGTTTATAGCAGAGTGTGCAAGTGGTTTTTATTTTATAAATAGATTAGGAAACGGAGAACTTAGGGAATATAGTTCAGAATGTTCAAAAATTATAAAAAAAGGAAAATATAAAGAATTTTTACCGTCTGAAAATTACATAACAATAAAAAAAGTGAAATATTATAATGGTGTTTTAGGGACAGAAAAAGGACATATACTGGAATTAGATGATAAAAATCCATTACTAAACGATGAGATAGCACAGAGTATTTATAATAAGATCATTAACCTTACATATATAAAATATACTTTAAAACATACAAATCCTGACTTTGCGATGGATTGCGGAGATGGGGTATCAATAACGAATATAAAGAATGTAGAGTTTAGAAGCTATATCATGAAAAATGCTTGGGAGTTTGATGGCGCTATTTCGCAGAATTGGGAAGCAAAAGGAGAAACTGAACTAGATAACTCATATTCTTCTAAAGGACCTATTACTCAAGAATTAGAAAGAATAGTAAAAGAAGAAATTCCAAGCGCAAAAGACGAAGCAATTTCTGTGGCAACTGAGCTTCTGACAAAATATAATGGTGGCTATGTCATAAAAAAAGATGGAGAATTATTCATAGCTGATAACGAAGATTTAGATAAGGCACAACATGTGTGGAGATGGAATATAAATGGTTTAGGCTATTCTAGTACAGGAATAAAGGGTCCATATCGGTTTAGCAATGACAATGGATGGTAAAATTGTTGCTGATTTTATTACGACAGGGACAATGAGTGCCGAGAGAATTAAACGGAGGTATGCTTAGACTTGGAGGAGAGAACAATACAAATGGATCTATTCAAGTAGTAGATGCAGAAGGTAATGATTTAGTTAATATTAGTAAAGATGGACTAATACTGAATAATGGCGTTAAGCTAATAGGTAATGGAGGAGTTTTATCTAATTTACAGTTTAAGGCCTTTGGAGAAGGAAATCATGCTGGTGAATACTACTGGTTAGGCTTTCTTGATACTTTTCAGGGAATTGATAAGTATAGTATGTTTATAGACATTTCAATTCCAGATAATTTCACAATTACTTCCGCTTATATAACTTTAAGACACATTCCAATTGATGTAAATATGTCAGATGGTTCTGAAGTATATGGGTATGCAAGAAATGTGAAATGCTATTTGGCTGATATGGAAGCAGAAGCATATGTGTCAATGCAAGAGATGAGTGAATACTCAGCGCAAATAGATGGTATTAATTATGAAGAAATAGAAAATTGTTTTAATAATTCTAAAAATAGTTTTACTGCAGAGGTACCAAATAAAGATAAATTAAATATAACGGAGGTTATATCGGAAGATATTGGAGATAAAATACAAAAACACTGCAGAATAAAAATTGCGACAACAGATTCCACTCCTACTACTGCAAAGAATTGCTTTGCAAAAACTGGTTTCGTTTATGCTTTTATTAGTGTTTTTGGTTATTTGCAATAGAAAGGAATGGAATTTAATATGAGTAAATTTACAGATTTTTTAAATCTTTTCAAATGGGACATTGAGACAGATGGGGAAGAAGAATTTAATATAGATAAGGCTTTAAATGAGAATTGGGACAAGATAAATAATAAGGTGAAGCAACATGTAAATAGTACAGATTTCATACATCAAAATGTAACACAGAATAAAGATGGATTTATGAGTAAAGAAGACAAACAAAAAATTGATGAAATAGAAGATAAAGCCCAAGTAAATAAAATTGAAAAAATAAAAAAGAATGGAAATGAATTGCCAATAGCAGATAAAGAGGTTGATATTGAATTAGATAAGAACGATGTAGGATTAGGAAATGTTGATAATACTTCAGATGAGGACAAGCCAATTAGTAACTTGCAACAAGAAGAATTTAACAACTTAGAACAAGCAATTAATGAATTAGATCCATCTAAGATAATTAATGAAGCAACAGAAGTAAATGATGAAGATTTGCTTTTAGTAGTACAAAATGGAGTAAAAAAGAAAGTACCAGCTAGTAAGGTAGGAACAGGAGGACCAGGAGGAACAGGAAACACCGTTATATATGATAAAGTCCCAATTGGTACAATTGTTGAATTTGGTGGAGAAAACGCTCCAATTGATTGGCTTATGTGTGATGGACAAGAAGTAAGCAGAACAACTTATTCAGAATTATTTGCAGTAATAGGAACGATTTATG